TCTTTTTAAGAGGCTGTCTTTTTTCATGCCCCGATTATAGCATGTTTAGGGGTTCAATTCACGCTCTATCAAAAAGTCACAGTAGTGCTTGATCTTGCGTAGGTCTTCAACACCCCCCTTATTTCTCCAGCGTGTAGCGTACTTAACAATGTTACCCTCGCAAAAGTCTAAGTTGTTTGCCATGATGTATTCGATTGGCTGGATGGCAGTCTTGTAGTGATCACCACCCACCTGGTTCTTAGTTGCGTCCATACTTCTTCCTCAAGTAGTTTAGGGATACAGGCATCTCGTCGCACTGGCCATCGTTGACCTCATGTAACATCCATATACCGCGCCAGCTACTGTTGGTCTGAGCAGTCAGGTAGTTCTCATCATGGACGTAGAAGATACCGGCGAACAATCCGATCATGGGCTTCATGTCTGCTCTGTTGGCAAAGGCTATGTCTCTATCCTGGACGTGCCCCATCACACAGCTCATATGCTTCTTGGATAGCATTAGCTTGGCACTGCTGACTGGCCTGCCCATAATGCCACTGGTGAAGTAGTGAGAGTATGCAATCCCATCAATGACACAGACCTCAAGGAAGTCATAGACCTCCCAGCCCATGTGATCCAGCTCTAAGTCCTCATAACTAATCAGTCCCTCTAGCTTTGCGTCAGACTCAATGGCTCTCTCAATTCGCTGCTCATGGTTCCCCAGCGTAAACACTAGGCGAGGCCTCCACTGCTTCTCTTTGTTGCGCCTTAATCTCTCCTGCTCCTTCCATATGGGCTTCATAAACTCTCGCATTCCCTCAATACCTGCTTCAATGTCATCCTTGTACCGGCGACCTTCAAAGGATTTCTTTCCTACATCCCAGCTAGAAAGCGAGGGCATATCCCAGTGATCACCTATGTGAATGATTACGTCTGGCTTCTTCTCGACAGCATACAGTCCGGCCCACCTCAAATGCTCTAGGCTACTACCTGGTTTGACTTGTGTGTCGGGGATAATCATGTGCTTCATAACTTACTCCGGTTTATATAATGCTCAATTAGCGTACTATTGGTAACTATATTGACCAAAACTTAAACTCCATAAAAACAAAAGCCCCCGTTAGGAGGCTATGTCTTGGTATGCAATCGCAGCTAGGCCACAGATTACAACGATTATTGCGATGGTCATGGTGAACCCCCCAGTAGTAGAAGCGGGGCCGATTATACTCGTTATCCTTGATGATATATAATGATACATATTAATGGATTTTATATCAGCAATGATATATCACTCGAACTCTTCCATCAGATCGAACCATAGCTGTGTCTCAGTCTTCTCTGGGTGCGGATCATTATCCCACTCTTGCATATAGTTCTCGTCACCATGGGCCGAACATCTTGCATAGTCCAGACCACCATCAAGGAAGTACAAATTGCCGTTTGCGTCTCTGTGTTCAACATAATCATGCAAGTGTTTACTTTCGAGAATCTTCCCATCAGGGGTCTGTAATCTATTTCTAACTAAGCGCATTATTAAAATGGAATGTCTTCATCAATAGCAGGGGCAGCAGCTTGCGCAGGAGCAGCACCATCAGTGAAGAACACCTTTACATTGCCCAGGATAGGAGTCTTTACACCCTGCTCACGTTCCTCGGCACTTGTTGACTGGGATACGAAGCCATTGTTCTCGTACTGGTCTTGCTCGGCAGTATCAATAAAGGTAGTCAGGTCTAGGTATGTACCCTTGGCACCCTCAAACAGTCGTTCTTTGTCAATCTTTCTAACGTCCAACTTAATGCTTAATCCAACTTTCATACTAGTCTCTCCGTTTCTTCTACTATTGTTTTGACGGCGGCTTCCACTTGCTCTGCCATCGCTTTAATAAACTTCTCATTACGTCTTGCTCTTACCAGGAGGTGTGGCATTTCTGGATGATAGCTCATAAAGTCCCACCACTCCCTTCCTGTTATCCACATACAGCCCTGCACCTGCTGGTAATATTTTGCTGGCACTTTGCCTGCTCTTAGGTAGGATACGTGAACACTATCTGAGGGACATTTTATCTCAAGTCCACCTTCGCTTCCAACTAAGCCATCAGGACTGCAGCCGAACTCCTGGCTGTCATGCAGGATAAAACCAGTCTCAACAACCTCTGTGTCAGTGATGAACTCGTATGCTTCTCTGGCTTCTGGCTCAAGCTCATTACCCCTTTCCATATGCTCATTGGTATAGAACGGTTTGCTCCGGCCAGTCAATCTCTCAGCGATCATCTCATTAATGTAAGACGCTGCTGAACTGGATGGCTTACCACTGCCAGTAATTAGTCTCCCAAAGTTAGAGGCTGATGGCCTGCCCAGTCTTGAGGCAAGCCACTCAGGGGAACCTTGCTCATCGTCCAGGATGATCATTACTTCACCTTCGCTTGCAATGCTGCCATTGCTCTGTTGTAGTGTATTGCCAACATATTTTCAACACAGTCGGTCTTGAAGTATTTCAGGAACTGCCTAACGTCTGCTTCTGACTGCTCAAGCATATCTTTAATACAAGCTGCCTGCTCTTCACTGACCACCTCAGTCTTGGTTGACTCTGGTAGGTCTTCACCGGCATAGATGTAGATACCCAAGCCATGCATAGCTATAGCTTTAACCAAGCAACGCATACGAGCATCACTGATGTCTCTGGTGGTTGGGTTAGAGATAGACTTGTTGCGGTTATCCATTACTGGCAGCCACATAGAGTGAGTTACACCCTGTACTGTTACAGATACTGACACCTCAACTGTGCCGTTCTCAAGGGATGAAGGCTCCGCATACTCATAGGTAGAGTCTGGGTAGTTCTCCATCAGCTTCTGCCAGGCCCATGCCCAGGACAGGTAGGTTAGCTTACCTTTCTGCTCAACGTGGTCTGAACAGTCGATTGCGGACAGTGTTGCCCATACGGATTTTTTATTAGTCATTAGTTATATTCTCCTGCTGATTGCATTTGCTCAAAGACATAGCGTGCGCCATATCCAATGTCATAGGCTTGTGACTGCCCTTCTTTGTGTGGATAACCTTTGCGGCAATCGTAATCACCGCGATCAAGGTCATTCAAAAACTCAATATCTTTTTCCATTTTACTTCACCAGGTTATGTTGTTTATATAGCTCATCACGCTGTGCGCTGCTTTTAGCGAACTGGTTTATCTGGCGCTTCAAGAAGTAGTCGATCTGCTTCTGGCGTTCTTCTGCCTCTCGCTTGGCCTCATCAATTTCCCACTGCTCCATGGGAGGTAGGTCTTCAGAGTTAACAAAGAAGTCAGGGTCTGGATCACGCCCAGTGATGTCACCGATAAACTTATGGAAGTAATCATACTGGTCTGGATCACCAGTTCGGTTGGGATCTTCATCGCGGTAGTACATATTTATCTCCTGTTGTTTGAGCTTTTAATTTACACCATGCAAAATATGTTTGCAACACCCATTGCAAATTAATTTACCGATTGCTACTATGGCAACTCAATTAACTGAGAGGTAACACATGAATATTATTAAAGCATTGTCTTATTTTATGGAGCGCGAGCAAATGACTAAGGCCGAGCTACACCGTCAGTCTGGTGTGAACCTGGCTACCATTAGTCTAGTAATGAATGGTCATAGAGGGGCATCCATCCCTACCATGAAGATGTGGGCAGACTGCTTTGGCGTAAAGCTAAGTGAGTTTGTAGCTGCTGGTGAGTGATATGAATAAGGGTTACTACGCGATTATCCCTGCTTCGGTCAGATACGATAAGAGCTTAACCCCTAACGCCAAGCTCCTGTATGGCGAGATAACTGCTCTTTGTAACGATAAGGGTTACTGCTGGGCTGGCAATGATTACTTTGCTGTCCTGTATGATGTAAGCAAGACCTCAATCAGTAAATGGATCAGTGCGCTCAGGGATTGTGGCTATATCAACATCCAACTGGAATATGCGGAGGGTACTAAACAAATCTTACATAGGTATATAAGATTAGTTAAAGACCCTATTGAAGAAAAGTTAAATACCCCTTTAAGAAAAGTTAAAGACCCTATTGAAGAAAAGTTAATAGTTAATAATACATCTAATACTACAACTAATAATACAATGAATAAGGGTCGTTTCACTCCACCCACTTTAACTGAGGTCATAGATCAGTGTAATAGGACTGGTGCTAACATAGATCCCCAGGGTTTTATTGACTTCTATGAGAGCAAGGGATGGATGATTGGTAAGAACAAGATGAAGTGTTGGAAGTCTGCCATCAGGACTTGGACTAGGAAGGAAAGGGAGAAGCAAAGAGATAAAGCAGCAGCTACTCGTAAGAAGCAAGACGAGCATGACATAACCAAAAAGCTCACTGATACCAGTTGGGCTGACTAATATAAATTAACCAGGAGAATATTATGTCTACAGCAAAAAGAAAGTTTGAAAGAACCCACACTATCGCAGACGCGAGAAAACACATCACTAATCAGGCCAAACAAATCAAGTGGGTTGGTGATCGCACTGACTTGGGGCTTATCAAGGGCAAGACCTATACCTACAAAGAGCTGGGAGCAGCAGTTGGCATTGTAGGCCACAGCATGAGAGGCCGCCTGAGGGGTGTTAGCGAGTGTACTGATGCTCATATGTGGGCCAATGGAACCAGGAAGCCCAAGGAAGAGTGGAATCACACTACCTATGAACGATGTGAAACCCAAGCAGATAAGATGTCGCAAAAGTATTTAAGGATGGCACTATGACGCAAGGCGATTACGTAAAGGTCAGCTCGACCACTGAGATAGAGGCCAAGGTCAAGCACCTGGAGAAGAGGCTGCGGGATTGGGATTACCGATCCCCTTGTACCATCAAGCTCAGGCCATACACTGATCCCACCAGTTTAGATCAGGGCGCACTGTTTAATATGTGGTGCCGAGAGATTGCTACCCAAATGAAAAAGAAAACACCAGCAGCAGATGCGGAGGCATGGAAGGTCTGGCTGAAGCGCAAGTTTGTGGGCACTGATACGCACAAGGTGGGCAAGGATACTATCGAGCAGGTCAAGGCAACCCCAAAGAGCAAAGCAGCCATGTGTAAGTTTATGTCGAGTGTTCTCGTTTTTGCAGATGAGAAGTTGCGTGTTAGACTCAGCGTACCCCGCAATAGTGAGTTTGTCGATGAACAAAGGAAAGCTAAAGAATCCGAACAGAAAGCCGCGCAAAAAGCCAACGATACAGCAGGAAGTGGAAAAGGCAGCAGTGCTACTGCAAAAGCTGGTAAGGCTAAAGGCGAGCAACAAATTGGGCTTCTGTGAGTGTGTGACCTGTGGTGTTATTAAGCACTACAAGGAAGCTCAAGGAGGCCACTTTTATGGACGCAAAGAAGTGCTGCGATTCAAGCTATGGGAAGAAAATATCCATCCCCAATGTGCCGCATGCAACTGGCATGGTATGAATACCACCAAGATACGGGAGCGATACCGGATGTATATGGAAGATATGTACGGAGTGAGGCGAGTAAAGGCCATGAACAGATTGGCATTTAGAAAGCCGCCCAAATTTAAAATGGAAGAAGTGTTAGAGTTTAAAAAGTACCTGCGCGAGCAGATTAAAATTCAACTGAAGAGGCTAGGCGAATGATTGAAGATGAAACCCCATTTATTCAGATAGTGTTCGAAGAGATCGAAGAGTATGGACTGTACGACCACAAGTTAAAGCTATTCAACCTTATGGAAGCTGCCCTCAATGGTGCCAGTGGTAAAGCCAGAAAGGAGATTGATGAACTGTGGTTAGAGATCCAGGACTATAAGGAGCAGTTGGCTATTCCCCCAGATGAAGAGGAATTACTATTGCAGCACCCCAATATGTGTGTATAATTAGATCCATGGCAGGGTAACTTGCCTAAATGTTGGTAGTAAGTTTCATAGTTGTTCCGCTTCACCCCGCCTGGCCCCTCCTACCAGTGCGGGGTTTTTTTTGATCTCAATTTTGCTCTACCCCATAATGACTGACAGGGTTTTGCTCTACCCCATAATGATTGACAGGGCTTGGCAGGGTTCAATTTTTGCAACTGGCAGGGTTCAAATCTTGGGCTCAATCATGCGGGGAATGGTGCGGGAATGGTGCGGATATGGGTTGGCGGTATATCTGGAACCCCATTTAAACGCATTTAAAGGGCGATTTCAGCGCGATTAAGGGTAAGGGATAGGGTAAGGTATAGGGTAGCAAAAAAAAGCCCTAATTAAAGGGCTAAAGGGGAGTTTTTCGGGGTTTAAAATCGCCATACTATGTAGAACAATCCGGCCAGTATGATATAGCCCAAAGTAAGCGCCACAATTGCGGCGCATAGATTGATCAGTGAGTCTTTTAACTTTTGCATTGTTTAAGATCCTATTGATAAGAAAGTAAAGGCGAAAGCGTAAAAGATACAAGCGCCAATTGACGCGCCAACTATTGTAACTGTCCACCCGATCACGCTAGCGGCCAAATTGAGCCGACGATCACGGTGACGATCCGATAAAATTTGTTTACGTAGTGCGCTATTCACTTTTTGCACCTCTTATTGTGGGCCATCCGTTAACGGTCATCAGCTTGTCAAATTTGGCAC